AAGAGCCCGTACACATTATCGTGTGCGGACTCTTTCGTTATATATGAAACCATTTAGAACCTATGAACAAATGCTTGAATTGCTCATCGAAAGGAACTTGCTCACATCCGATGTAGATGAAATCCCCGTTTTAACAGAAATAAATGGAAAGCCGTCTATTTCTAGGCCTGGCAAACAAAATATAATCAATATTTTAAAAACATATGGCTACTACAATATCGTAAATTTGTACAACAAACCCTTCATAAGCAAGAATGGATCTTTTTTAGACGGGATAGACTTTTACAAGTTATTTAGTCTGCATGAAATTGACACTCAAATTAAAATCATTCTATACAGTCCTTTATTCCAGGCAGAACAGAGACTAAAGACGACCATTGCCTATGAGTTTTCAAAAAAATATGGGCCATTTGATGACACTGATATGAATTCTTATATAGAGCCTTACTTAGACCCTAAAAATTTCAAGTCCTTTGTACCTCGTAGGGCTCATACGGAAAAGCGTTTTCAAGTTATTCATCAATTATCATGTGTGCTTGAAAAAAATCACTCATATCCACCTTTTGAACACTATAGGGAAAAGCATCACCATATACCGATTTGGGTTTTAGTCAATAAACTAACGTTCGGTGAAGTCAAAAATCTTTATTATGTGCTTAATATTCAGGATTCTATAGCAAAAGAGTTTCACACTACGCCGTCTCAATTACGGGGCATGATAAATATATTACACGCAATCAGAAATGACTGTGCACATGGAAGTAATTTCTTTCATCAACCATATCCCGCATTAAAAAAGCATATTCAATTATTTGAAGATTTTAGCGTAGAATACGGATTTAATAGCGCACGCCCTATGGGAAATCTCTTTATGATTCTGTGTATCTTTAAGCATTTCCTTTCAAACTCATCATATCTGCAACTATGCGAGTCTATCATTAACACTGTATTCGCCATGATGTTTAATACCCCCATCCCCACAATTACAGAGTATATGTGTGAAAAACTAGGCGTGTATACCTTGGAAGACGCCATTGATAAATCAATGTTTTTAGTTAAGTATCAACTTCAATGACCTATGCCTTTACAACAAAAAATCCCCCGATGTGTTGCAGCACATCGAGGGCAATCCATAATCCCCTCCCAGAAGGGTCGATTACGCTATAAGTATATCACATCGGCCCTTTTTACAACAGAAAGGACTGATTTTTTTATGTCGAAAATTGCAGTAATCTACGCACGCTATTCTTCGGACCGTCAACGAGAAGAGTCTATAGAAGGACAAATCCGAGAATGCAAGGCATATGCCAAGAAAAACGGCATTACCGTAATTAGGGTCTATTGCGACCGTGCCATGACCGGCAAAACCGATAAGCGACCTGAATTTCAGGCCATGATTAAAGATGCTAAAAAGCAGGACTTCGATTACGTCTTGGTCTACAAATTAAACCGCTTCGCACGCAGTCGTTATGACAGCGCTAGGTATAAAAACGTGCTAAAGCAACACGGGATTCGTGTCATCTCAGCTATGGAAAATATAGCCGAAGACTCTAGCGGCATTTTATTAGAGTCTGTGATTGAAGGCTTAGCCGAATACTATAGCGCTGAACTTGCTGAAAACGTTTTACGAGGCATGACGGAAAATGCCCTCGAATGCAAATGGCCCGGGGGTATCGTGCCGCTTGGATTTAAGCTCGATAAGAACAAGCATCTTGTTATAGACGATGACAAGGCGTTTATTGTACGTGAAATATTCCAGTCCATTATCGACGGCAAGCGTACATCTACTATTATTGATGAATTAAATGCCCGGCATTTAAAAACCGCAGCCGGCAAACCGTTTCGCAAGAACAGCTTGGAAAAAATCCTTAAAAACGAACGTTACACGGGTACGTTCGTCTGGAAGGACATTCGCAAAGAAAATGCCCTTCCGGCCATTATCACCAACGACATGTTCAACGCAGTTCAGAAGATTTTAAAAAATCGCAAGAAAACTCGCAGCCGAGTATGTAGCGATAACTATCTTATATCAGGCCGTTTGTTCTGCGGTCTCTGTCACGAAAAAATGATAGGCATGTCAGGACGGTCTGTGACAGGCCTTCCTTATTATTACTATGCTTGCAGCAATCGGCGTAACCGCATCGGAAAATGCCATACGAAAAATATCCGCGCCGATAAGCTCGAAGAATTGGTTGTCGATACGACAATTAATATCCTGTCTGATGATACAGCCATAGAATACATTGCCAAGCAAGCCATTGCGGCACAAGAAGAGAATCGAGCGCAATCCTCTATCCCGGCTATTAAAGAAGAAATAAAAGAGTTATCCAAGAAGCTCAAAAACTGCATTCAAGCCGTCGAAAACGGTATTATATCGCAAACCATAGCCGAGAATATACCCATGTATGAAAAACGCCTTGTAGAGCTAAATTCGGAGCTTTCTGACGAACTCGAAAAAGACAACGACCTTAAAGTCGACGAAGATATGATCCGGTTCTTCTTTGAGCGGCTTGTTCAGCGCACAAAAAAAGAGACCAAGTTCAAGAGCTTGCTACTCTCAACTATGGTCCGCTGCGTGGTCATTTATGATGATTATATTGAAATTCAGTACAACTACAAAAAAGAACTACCTATCCTTACCAATCCGGTGAGGATAAATA